GAAAGGGAAAAGGATGGACAAGTCAAGAGTGAGCATAGCGGAAGCGGCCAGGGAGCTGAAAATGTCGCCGCAGACCGTCCGCCTTTTGATGGCGTCCGGCCAGCTCCGGATTGGGGACTGCGCACGGCGGAAGGGCTGCAGACGAACGGCCTATTTTGTATACAGAAAAATGCTGGACGAAGAAAAGGCACGGCGCGGGATCGCATAGCGGAAGCGGTCAGCAAGATCGACAACCTGATAGAGGTCGCCGAACCGATCGAAGAGATAGACGACATCTGTCGCAAGACGGCCAACATCACAGAGTGCGCTAACATGATCACCGAAAATATGGCGGCAAAAAACTATCAGAGGATCATTACATTAGCAGAAAGCTGCGACCTGTTCGCGGACCGTGCGAACGATTCAGGGGAGAATGTGGCCATGATGATGCGCAGGATTATGAAATTGGTCGGAGAGATACGCGCAGCGCTGGCAATGCCGGCACAGAAAGAGGATTGAGATGGCCAGAAGAAGGGACCCGGTAAGGAAGGCAGACGAAGAACTGCAGAGGGAAGGCGAACGCCAGGCCCTGCTGATCCACAGCGCGGCCGCGATCGCATTATACAGGAACTGGGACTGGAGAAAGACCAGGATCCTGAACCTGCTGGATCTGACAGAAACCGTCTGGAATGAATGCGCGAAGGACATCAGCCACAGCATGATTGAGATGTGCGAAACGGAGACAGGCATAGAAATACAGTGTGGTGATGGAAAGACATGGAAAGAACTGCATTACCTTAACAACAAGATCGACCCCGGAAGGATGACCCCGGAGAAATGGATCTATATGCGCCGCCAGCAAAAGAAATGGATGGCCCCGCAGATCGTCGCAGGCATCCTGCTGGCACTGCATAGAAAATGTGGATTCGGCTTTGAACGCTGTGCCCGCATGTATCAGCAGATCGACGCCATAGAACAGGAATATGGCAAAGACCCGCAGAAGACCGCGCAGGCATGCCTGGAGCTGACCGGCGTGAAGATTCACGAAAAACTGAGACGAAAGGAAGTGTAACCATGGCAGCAGCGAAGAAAACAGCTTTCCTGATCACAGCGGTCATTACGGTCGTATACATGGCCCTCTTTCTGCAGATCATCGCGGAAGCGTCGACGGGCATGTATTCCAGGAATGCAGAGGGGAATATATACATCTCAGAGACCGGCTGGATTCGGATCGGAAGCAATACATATTATGTGCATGAGACAAAAAGCCGGATGTATGACAGATATGAAGCCTGCAGGAACGCATACAGGTGGCGGGACGGCAAACTGTACTATTTCGGCGACGACGGGACAATGGCCAAACACAGCACCAAGGACATGAAGCTGGCGCATGATCACAGCGTCAAATACATCTATACACAGGGCACCGGCCACAGAGAGCGGTATAACGCGCGCCTGCACAGGTACCAGATCAAAGTCGGCGGGATATGGTGCACGGTAGGAAATGAGACATTTGTATGGTGGATGTGCGACTGGCAGCTGTAAAGGAAGGTGGGAAATGATTGACCTCAGATTAGACAAGGGAATGCTGCGGATCCGCGAATGCGAAGGGAACACGGCGGAATTGATCTATGAGCTGACACTGATCGCCGGATCGATTGTAAAAATGGCAAAAGAAAACAACAAGCCAAAGATGGCCGACCTGATACTCCAATGGATCAAAACCGAAGAGTTTGCCAAAATGGTCGAGTCAATGGCGGGCGAGACGTTAGGCGTTCGAAGGGTTAAGAAGACCGCAGACAGCAGTGCTGCATGGGACCTGATCCAGAACATGATGAAGGAGAAAAACAAATGCTACTGATCGAAAACACTGAATTTGCGACCATGCGGGGGATGTGGAACCAGGTCCTTGACAGTCTTCTTCGCAGGATGGCAGAGGGCGGGAACTCTTCCGGATCTGTGACGCTGAAACTTAACATAGTCTTAGCAAACACAGAAGTAGAAACAGCAGAAGGAAAAAGACTAGCAAAGCATCCGATATTTGATTATAAGATCACGTCAAACATGCCGCAGCAATTCACATATAGAAACGATATCCTGCTGGGTGAAGTAGAAATGGAATACACAGAAGAGGGCGGCATAAAGCTGAAGCGGCTGCCGAACTCCCAGATGACCCTGGACGACTATGAACGAGACGAAGAAGACGACACCTGAATGGATGGAAGCATTCATGGACATGCATAAAGGCGGATACCGGCCGGCGGGCATATGCCTGTCATGCCGGCACGGGTACGGGTGCCATGGCCGCAGGTATAAAAACACATGCGACGCATATGTGTCCAGACAGCTGACAAAAGAAGAATGGAAAAAGCACTATGCAGATCTTCTGCGGAAGATGATGCGGCCGCAGATCGGGATAGACCAGTATCGGGCATTCGGCAACGCGGGCACTTGCAGGCGTGCAATGCTGCAGATCCATGGATTCAGAGAGACGGATCTGCGGAATATAGAAGACAGTATTAAAGAACTGAAGACAGAGACCGGCATCCGCCGGATCAAAAAACTGAGGTGGGAAGTATGATCTTTCAAACGAGCATAGACAACCAGCTGCCGCCATGGACAGTGTCCGCGGGAAAGATACTGATCGCCCTGATGGTCGCAGGCCTTGCGCTGACAATCGCCAGGGACATCTACAACATGCACATGGAATGGAGCGCATACACATGCAGGGACACCTGCGCACGCGGGTCAAATGTCCCGGCAATGAAGGAAATCCCGGCAATGCCGAACGAAATCCGGATCAGGATGGTGAAGCACTCAGGCGTAGACATGGAAGAGATCACGCTGGAAAGGGACGGACATGATCGTACTGCAGGGGACCGGCTGGAAGATGATGGTCCCGGACGAAAGCATATCAGACGTTAAGCAGCTTCCGGGGCCATACCCGCGGATTGGATTTCTGGTCGACAACATGCCGATTCAGTTTATTAAACATTTCGAGACCGACGAAGAAGCCGCCGCGGCCGTGGATCGGATCCGCGCCGCCAGGGCGACGAAGCTGCAGGCGGACGAAATCATGAAGCAGGAAGCGGCCCGAGCCATGGAAGCCGCAAAGGCCCGGACGGAGATCGAGCTGGACCGCATGCGCGAACAGCAGCGGGAACAGCAGGAAGAAAGAAACAAGAAGCGCCGGCAGAGGGCGGCAGAGCGAAGGAAAGCAGAAGCAGAAAAGCCGCGGGCCGACGTCCGGCCGATCACCCTGAAGGACGGCACGAAGTGGAGACCGACGCAGGAAGACTATGACGACTGGGTGCGCATGTACCCGGATATTGATGTAAAGCACGAATTCGACGCCATGCGGCGCTATTGCCTGGACAAGCCGCAGAAGCGCAAGACGGCCCGCGGGATCAAGAGATTCGTAACGAACTGGCTGGACCGCACGAGCGCAGACCAGAAGGCAGGAACAGAGGAAAAGCGCCGCGGATGGGCGCAGGGCATGGAACAGCAGGGATATGATATAGACGCCCTTGAAAGGGAACTGCTGGCAGAGGGATCAGAAGAATGAGCAGAAGACGCAGGAAGAACAAACCGAAGGAATACATCGACGACATTCCCGTATTTGTAAAGACGGACTCACGCACGGGCGAGACCGTGAACGTAGCATACTTTGACCTGTGGTGTCAGAAGCAGATCGGGGCGAAATGGAACGAACAGTATAGCTTTATGATGGAGACATTACGCAGCAGCATAATGGAGATAGAAGCATATTGGAAGACGCTCCGGGCCGACTTCTATCAATGGTGTCGTGACAATGGCCTGCAGGGCTGGGGCGTGCATCTGTACGACGAAAGGATGTATTAATGGGAGATCTGAGATATTGCTTTGAGCGCCAACATGTCGAGCGGACGCTTGGACTGACAAAGGCGAAAGGCCTGGCTGTCGTAGACCTGGAAGGGGTGACAAACGACGCAGTCAGGAAGGCACTGGGCAGAAATATCTATATTTATGCATACCTTAACATAGGCGCGCTGGAAAAAGGCCGCCCGTATTATAAACAGTTTGAAAACATCCGGCTGGCAGGTTATGACGGATGGCCCGGAGAATTCTGGATAGACCCGACCAGCAAAGCATGGCGCAGCCACCTGATCGAGACAGCGGCCGCCCTGCAGAAGCGCGGCCCGATCGGCCTGTATGCGGACAACTTTGACATTTATTACATGGCAAAGGAAGGCTTTGAAGAAGAAAAGACTAGGATGATCAGAAAGGCGCCGGCTTCCGGCCTGATATATGAAGCACTTGCAGAAACAGTATGCAAGATCAGCAAGACCGGCATGATCGTCATGCCGAACGGCGGCGACACTTTTGTGCGCCGCTTTGTGCGCGAGAATCCGGGGATCATCAAAACAGTAAACCAGGAAGGCGTATTATACCAGGACAAGCGCCGGCAGCCGAAAGATGAAACGAAATACTACACGGAATATTTAGACTGGTGCAAGCACCAGGGGATGTATATCCGGGGGATCGAATACCCGAAGAACAAAGTGCAGGCCCTGAACGCAAAAGCATATTACAAAAAGCACGGCTGGCAGGGAATCTATATCAGCTATCACAAAGACCTGCGGGGAGACTGAAGGGGGCATTAATAATGCTAACATTACCAATTAAACGAAAATGGTTCGACATGATCCGGAACGGGAAGAAAAGAGAGGAATACAGGAAGATTACGCCGTTTTACCTGACAAGATTCAGGAATGCTGTCGGGATGATACACAACGACAAATTTATGACAGCGGCAAAGCAGATGAACCTGAAAATCTTCGAAGGAATTGTATTACGCGCTGGGTATAGCATCGAATCGCCTGCAATGCTGGTTCACGGAACCCTGAGAATAGGGACAGGCCGTAAGGAATGGGGAGCTGAAGAGGACATAGAGTATTTTGTCATAGATATAACATCTGTGGAGATGCTTTGCACTGACGACTGGCAGCGTGAAAGGAAATGCAAAGAATGAGGGGAGCACCAGGGGAAGAATATACAAGAGTAGACGCCAACAATCTGAAGGTCGGCGATATTGTCATTGTTGAGCATATAAGATTCGATTATGACACGGGAACGCCTGTGGATTCGATTTATTACAGAGCTGTCGTCGGCGAACACATGACAGTGGGCGGCCCGATGTTCCGCCTGATAAACGAGCCGGATCTTTCGTTTCCAAATATTGCCACATGGTCATGTGGCTATATTTACGCAGGAAACAGCGGGACGTGTCAGATGTGGAAGCGGAGAAAACAACGAAAATGAAAAACAAGACAGAGATGGATAAACTGGCCGAATGGCTGGGAGAACATGCTGCAGAATATGGAATTGAATGGGTGCATGATAATAAGCCGCGCGAACTGTCAGCACTTGGGCAAGACTGGAATCAGATTATAGTATACAAGGACGGAATATATATATTTGATGCGATTTGTCATTATGGAAGTTATGGATACGAGAAGGGGCTGCTGGAGATCATGGGCGCCTGCATCACGGGCGGCACTGACGTAGTAGGGGATCTGACCGCGGACGAAGTAATAGAACGGATCCAGAAGGCAAACCTGTAAATAACATTATATATAGAAGATACAGCACACTTCGAAGTGCTTCGGAGTGTTTCGAAGTTCATAAGCAGATTAAAATTACAACACAGTTTTCAGAAGGCGGCGAACATGCACATTCGAAGAAAGTACAGAATGCCGAATAGCATAGAGGTACAGGAATTCAATTCTTCGAAGTGCCCGGGGCTGTCGAAGCCGCGCCGCCAGAAAACAGAGAAGACGCCGGAACAGATCGTCAAGGCGAACCAGAGACGGAAGCAGAGAGAATGCAGCCGGATGGTCGAGACATATTTTAACGAGGACGACGGAGCGATCACTTTGACCTTCCGGAAAGAGATGCGCCCGAAGGACATGAAGGAAGCGCTGAAGATCTTCCAGGCGTTTACCAGATACCTGAAGCGGGAATATAAAAAACGCTATTATGATCTGTTTTGGATCCGGAACGTAGAAGTCGGCCCGAGGGGCGCCTGGCATATCCACATGCTGATCAACAGGATCGAAGGCATGGAGCTGTTGATCAATGACTGGTGGACGGCCCGCTATGGCGGCGTATTCTTGCAGTACCTGAAAAACTGGAGAGCGAAAGGCATGGACATAGGCGAATATATCGCAAAGACGAAAGTCACCAGTGACGAAGTCGTTGAAACGTCATGGGGACACAGCCGGAACATCCAGAAGGTACAGCCGGAAGATAAAGTGATATCAGGCCACCGCATGCAGGACAGGCCGCGCATTCCGGCCGGCTGGTACCTGGACAAGAACACAGAATACGAAGGCGAGACCGCGGAAGGCTATCCATACCGCACATACACGATCAGACGCCTGGAGCCGCGCCGGATAGATCACAGGCTGAAGCCGTCGCAGATCCGGAAGATGCAAAGGCCGAAGAGGAAGAAAAAGAGAAATGTTAGAAATATTTGACGGTGAAAAAATCAGATGGGCATTACTGTGCGAGGGGCCAATATTGAGAACGGCATCGCCAACAGTGACAAGTATGCCATTACTGCGGCAGACAATCGCCGCAGAATGCTGCAGATACATGGACCTGATCACAAGCCGAGACGAGGAAGCCCCAAGACGTTGGCGGATAATCCTGCGCGAAGGTACAGAGAACGCAATCATTCAGGAACTGGAAGACATCGGCCTGATCGAAGTGCCGAAGGGCGCAGAAGATCCGGAAGACCTTAAACGGGTATGGGTGAGGTAAAACATGAGTTATTTCCCTTGTGATATCCCTTTTATGTCAGACGAAGAATTAAGGGAGAACGGAATAAAAAACATCGAAGATAAACCGCTGAATACAAAGATCATGTTATCCGTAGAAGCGAAAAGGTGCACGTATTGGGACGCAGAGAACAACCGGCCGACACATACATGTCACAACTGCGCAGAACCGGACAATCATCTAAGCGTAATGATTGAAGGCGTAAGGTATTGCTTGCTGGATTTTGACCTTGAGGGGGAAATATGCAAAGACTGATCGAATGGTACGACAACCGAATGGATTGCTTCTTTTACGGCGTAGAAATGCCGATACTGGACTGGATTATGTGCCTTGTGTCGCTGCCGTTTGCGATGGTGGCAATGATAGCGCTGGCAGTGACGTGTCCGATTTGGGGCATTCCATACGCGATTTATAGAGCATGGACAGACAAAACATGATCAAATACCCAAAACCACAGACCAAAAAGAAACGCCAGCACCATGCCGCCAGCATCATGCAGAAGAAAGACGGACATTGTTGGCTGTGCATGCATGGCCATGGCGATTATACGATCCACAGGATCCTTCACAGGCATCATGTTTATTTCGGCCAGGGCCTGCGTGCGATCAGTGAAGCGCATGGCTTCACCGTCTACCTGTGCCAACAGCATCACACCGAAGGACCGGAAGCCGTACACAAGAATCAGGCAGTGAACCGCTTCGTGCAGGCTGCAGTCCAGCGCGAATATGAGAAGACGCACACCCGTGAAGAATTCATGGCCATGATCGGCCGCAACTACATCCAGTAACCAATGCGCGGATGTATCAACGCCGTTATTGATAACATCCAGATGCACATTGACATAACACAAACAGAAAGGCCGCTTTGATAAGTCCCACGGAAAACTTGACAGATCGGCATCATGGAGATCCGGGACGGCGGCCGGATCTCCGGAAAGGAGAATATGAGGATCTCACGCGCAAGCCTTAACAGCTACAGGAAAACTAAGAAGTGGACGAAGAAGATAGACAAGTGGATCGACAGCATTCAGGACCCGTTAGTGCGGCGCGTGTTTGACCTCTATTATCGCCAGGGACACACATGGCGGCAGATCGCCGCAGAGACCGGCGGGATCTACGACGAACACTATCTGCGGATCATGATCCGCGACAGATATCTCAAGAGCAAAGGAATTAACAGATAATTCACTTTTCGCAAATTGACAATGCTATGCTGATTTATGGGACCACCTGACAGCTCCCGTAAATCCCTATGGGCGCCGCGGGAAACCGGGGCGCTTATTCATGGGGTGAAGCAGAAAAAGAAAAGGTTGTGATATACATGGCAGGCAACGGAAGGCCGCAGAAATATGCGGAATATGTAGAACCGTACCTGGACGACATCAAGAAAATGTCGCTGTCAATGACGGAAAAACAGATAGCTGAAACATTAGAAATCAGCTATTCGACCTTCCGGAAATACAAGGATCAGTATCCGGCATTAAAAGACGCGCTCAAAATAGGACGGCGCCAGCTGGTCGTAAAACTCCATTCTGCGCTGATCAAAAGGGCAGAGGGCTACGACTACGAAGAAACCAAAACAGTGAAGCGTGAAGGCAAGGTTGTAGAGACCCAGGTGACGAAGAAGCACGTGCCGCCTGACGTAGCGGCGATCAATCTGGCACTGAAGAACTTCGATCGTGACAACTGGGCAAACGATCCGCAGGCCCTGGAGCTGCACAAGCGTGAGCTGAAGCTGAAGGAAAGACAGATCAAGAACAACGACTGGTAAAGGGGATTTAACGAATGGCGTATGGATTTAACGAGGACAAGGAAAAGGTTCCGGTATATTCGCAGAACGACATCGGCAAGCTGGTGCAGCAGATCATGTTGAGTGTTTACCCGGTCGGGGCTATCTACATGTCAGTGAGCGCAACGGATCCGGCTAAACTGTTCGGCGGGACATGGACAAGATGGGGAGCCGGGCGCGTGCCTGTCTCAGTCAATGCATCAGACGCAAACTTCAACACCGTCGAGAAGACTGGCGGCGCTGCGACTGTAGCACTGACAGCCGGCCAGCTTCCTGCGCATAACCACAGCTACACCTATGACACGGGCAACGGGACCATGACGATCAACCCGTCAACGCCTGGCAGTGAGATCGTATTTAAAACCTTGAAGCCGGTGACGGGAACGACAGGAAACCGCGGGTCAGGCACCGCCCACAACAACCTGCAGCCATACATTACCTGCTACATGTGGAAGCGCACAGCATGATCACCCTGGAAAACTTTTATACATCAAAGCCATGGATTAAGCTGACGCACCAGATCAGGCTGGCCCGCGTGAATGCAAAAGGCGAACTGATCTGTGAACACTGCGGCCGTCCGATCACACAGAAGTATGACGCGATCTGTCACCACAAGAACTATCTGACGCCGGCGAACGTGAGCGACGTAAGTGTAGCGCTGAACCCTGACAACATCGCGGTGGTACATCATGCATGTCATAACAAGATCCATGATAAGTTCGGGGCAATACGCCGCGAGGTCTTCCTGGTATACGGGCCGCCATGTAGCGGCAAGTCGACCTATGTGGGCAGCGTGATAGACAAGACCGACCTGCTGGTAGACATAGACCTGATTCGTAAATCCGTTTCGGGGACAAAGACGCATACATTAGTGCCTGCGCTGAATCCGATCATATTCGGGATACGTGATTATCTCTATGACAGCATAAAGACCAAACGGGGATACTGGAAAAACGCCTATGTCGTCGGCGGCTATCCGCTTATCTCAGAGCGTGAAAGGCTGTGCAATCAGCTGGGAGCCAGGGAGATATACATCGACACGCCGCGCGACGAATGTCTGCGCAGACTGCAGGCCTCACCGGATGGCAGGAACATCAGCGAATGGACAAGATTTATTGACCAGTGGTTCGCCAGATACACCCCCCGGCAGGCCGTCGAATGACAGCCGCGGGAAAC